AGATAAGCGCATGGAGCATATCGAGGCGATGTTTCAGCGTATCTACGACAAGATTGAGCGCGTTGAGGCCCGGATTAACAGCGGGGAATCTAAGTAATGGATACAGATTCCATCACCAAACCTGTTGCCGCTGTGACCGCAGTCATGGCGATGATTGGTGGTGGCTACTCGCTTTATGACAAGATCAAGTTACTACCAAAAGACATTCTGCGTTGGGATGCAGAGCACTTCAACATTTCAAATGGCTCGGCGTCTGGTCATTTTAAGGTCATTGTCGCCCGCCAAAAAATTCGTGACGACTGCACGGTCGAGAATTTTGCGCTTGAGGTGCGAGACTCAGACTATATGGTCCATAAAGCAAATCCGTCTGTCGCCGTTTTCTCTGGTCCAGCCAGCCCGACTGTAGACAAGTTTGGCTATACCATGACCATAGACAAGCCCGAAGATGTTGCGCTGGGTAATGCCAAGCTCATTGCTCGAATTTTGTACAAGTGCCCAGAAGGCAATGTTGTGATCCCTTATCCAGATCACAAAAATCTAACATTCAACATAGAGGGGCGATGACATGGATCTGCTTGAAAAGTTTGGGCCGCTGCTTGGTCAAGTGGCACCCACGATTGCTACGGCGTTGGGCGGTCCTTTGGCGGGGGTTGCCGTCAAAACTTTATCCAATGCTCTATTTGGCCACGAAAATGCTTCAGAAGAGCAGATTTCTGATGCTATGGCGTCTGCCACTCCTGACCAACTCGCCGCCATCAAAAAGATAGACGCAGACTTTAAGGTTCAGATGAAGTCTTTGGACATTGATTTGGAGCGTATTGCGGCTGGGGACCGCGACAGTGCCAGGCAGATGCAGCGGGATACCAAGGACTGGACGCCTAAAGTTTTGGCGTTCTTTATCACCTTTGGTTTCTTTGGCGCTTTGGTCTGGATCTTGGTGTTCGGCATTCCCAAAACGGGAATGGAAGTGATTCTGATGATGTTGGGATCGCTCAGCACGGCATGGACCGGAGTCATACAGTTCTATTTTGGCTCGTCTGCTGGGTCCAAGGAAAAGAACAGCCTTCTTGCTGCTAAGGACAAGTAACATGCGCGAGAACTGGGATAAGTGCTTTGAAATGGTGTTGGCCCACGAAGGCGGCTACGTGAATGATCCGCGAGATCCTGGCGGGCGCACTAACTTAGGCGTCACCCAGCGCGCTTGGGAAGCCTACTGGAACCGTAGTTCTTCAGAAGAAGAGATGCGGAAACTAACCCCAAACATTGTTAAGCCCTTCTACCGCGCCATGTACTGGGACAAGATTAAGGGCGATGAATTGCCCGGTGGCGTTGACTATGCCGCCTATGACTTGGCTGTAAACTCTGGCGTTGGCCGGGCAGCAAAGTACCTCCAACAGATTGCGGGCGTGACGGCGGATGGCATCATTGGGCCAAAGTCTCTAGAGGCCATCAAGGCATGCAACCCGGACCAGATGGTTGACGCTATTTGTGACATGCGCCTCGACTTCTTGAAGCGGTTGCCCACGTTTGAGACCTTTGGCAAAGGTTGGAGCCGCCGAGTTGCCGAAGTAAAGGACAAGGCGTCAAGCATGGCGTAAACTGCCCAGCGATGCTATAGTGCTGGCAAAGCGGAGCTTCCTCAGTGTCTATGAAAGTTTGTAGCGCCTGCAACACAAACAAAGCTTTGGATCAGTTTTACCCTGCTCCACGCTGTAGATTTGGCGTGTCTTCATGGTGCATTGCCTGTGATAAACAAAAAGGCGCAGAGCGTTATGCTAAAAACCGCGAAAAATATGCAGTTAAAAAAACACAATATAGGCATGAAAATTGTCAAAAGATAAAAGATATACACGCAAATTGGTATGTCAAAAATCGCGATAAAAAACTCGTTCAAAACGCAGAATGGTCTTCTTTGAATAAAGAGCATCATCGCGCTTTGAAAACTGCGTGGCGATTGGCTAATCCAGCACGAGTTAATGCGCACACCGCAAATTATAGAGCTTTAAAGGCCAATGCGACTCCCCCTTGGTTAACAGCCGTTCATATGGCCCAAATTCAAGAAATGTATGATGTCGCAATAGCTTGTACTGTTCAAACTGGCGTTGATCATCATGTCGATCACATTCACCCGATACAGGGTAAAGGATTCCACGGGCTTCATGTCCCGTGGAATTTAAAAGTCATATCTGCATATGAAAATCGAGTTAAACTTAACAAGCTTCCATTTGAAGATCGCCATCTTGCATGGGGAGATCAAAAATGACTACGGGTTTGTCTTATAATGGAACAGTTGCGGGGACTACTAGCTATGTGGCTCAGATTGCAACTATGGCAGTTGTAGAGCCAACTGACCCTGCGTTTCAAATCATTTTGCCACAAATGATAACTTATGCAGAAAATCGAATGCTAAGAGAGCTTGATTTTCTTTTTACTTCTGGCACAACAACAGCCTATAGCTTGACCGCTGGGAGCCGCATTTTGAATGTGGCGGCAGATACGTTTCCCTATGGTACATTGGTTGTGCCGGAACAGATAAACGTGCTTGTAGGGTCTACTGACCCTGATCTTGCTGAGCGTGTTCCGCTTCTTCCGACAACGAAGGAGTTTTTGGATGCCGTTTACGGTTCTGGCGCGGTTGCTAATCGTGGGGTTCCTCAGTACTGGGTGCCGTTTGATGACTACACTTTCCTCGTAGGTCCGTACCCAGATCAAGGTTATACCGTCGAGCTTGTTGGCACATATCGCCCCGCCAGCTTGTCTGCGGCTAACCCAACTACATTCATCAGCCTCAACTTGCCTGACATTATGATTATGGCAAGCATGGTCTATATCTCTGCCTATCAGCGCAACTTTGGCCGCATGAACGACGATCCTCAAATGGCGATCAGCTATGAAAGCCAGTACCAGACTCTGCTTAAGGGCGCTGCGGTGGAAGAGGCTCGCAAGAAGTTCGAGGCTTCTGGCTGGTCCTCGCAATCTCCATCCACGTTCGCAACACCGACAAGGGGCTAAAACATGCCCCATAGCGCCCTTAAACTGCTTCCGGGTGTCGATGTTAACAAGACCCCTGCGCTTAATGAGGCTGCAATCTCGCAGAGTCAGCTCATCCGGTTTATCCCAGACCGGACTCTTGGTGGCCTGGTGCAGAAGCTTGGCGGCTGGACAAAGTTCTATGCCAATCAAATTGGCTCCACTGTTCGCGCATTGTGGGCATGGGAAGATACCAATTCAAACTCGTACTTGGCTGTTGGCGCGGAGGGTATTGCCCCTATCGTCGTGACAGGCGCAAGTGGCGATGGAACATATGCCACTCTCACGTTTACTGGCCCGTTCATCTTCAATGTAAACCAGCGTATTACGGTGAGCGGCGTTAACCCAAGCGGGTATAATGGAACCTATGTGGTCACAGCGGCCACATCGACCAGCGTCTCTTATGCTAACGCGACCACAACCGCCTATGTCTCTGGCGGCTCTATCGCTGGTGGCGGCAATTCGCTTGGAATCATTATCTCTGGCGGAAGCCAAGACATTACGCCAGAGCAGACCATAGAAAACACTACTATAGATTTTAGCACTACAGCGGGTAGCAATGCTGTTGTCGTTGTTGATGCCAATAGTGGCACAAATGACTACTATGTTGTTGATATTAAAACGCAAATTAGCGTTGGCGGAATTGTCTTGTTTGGGCAATACCAAATATCCAACCCCAGTTTAAATGTGAATCAATACACCATCTATGCCGCTGACCTTGCGACATCGACAGTTGCTAATGGTGGTGCAGTGCCTTTGTTTACGACCGCAATTGGCGTAAACACGGTTTCGGTTACGTTGAATGATCATGGATATGTAGCGGGCGACACTTTCCCCGCGCTCATTGCCACATCTGTCGGCGGCTGCACGATATATGGCAACTACATTGTCTTGAGCGTAACGAGCGCCAATGTTTTTGTCATTGCTGCGTCTAATACTGCGTCATCTTCGGCCTCCGCTTCCATGAACGGCGGTCAGGTATATTTCCTCTACCACAATGGCGTTGGCGTCTATCCTCCGGGTGTTGGGTA